GACTGTTAAAGTGGAGAACGTTTAACATGGATAAAAGTGCTCTTGCTGTAAAACGAAAGAAGAAGGTTCGTTCTGGACCGAAATCTTTTGACACCAAGTATCTTGGTGATGAACCTACTTGGACAGATGCTGAAGTTACCTCTTTAGAAATGATTAAGGCATACAACTGGTACAACTATTTCTACAACCAGAAGGATGCTCTTAAATTGCTGTTCGATAATTATCCTCGTAACAAGAAAGAGGTCGCACAGCTTCGCAAGGTAAGCGATAAGATTAGTTCAACTGTCTGTTATCAGGCTCACATGATCGCGAATGGTTGCAAATTGCCAAGTGAGAGTCAGGAGTTCTTCAATGATAAAATTGAAGGATATCTGAAACTCGCTAAGAAAATTGTTTCTGAAATCAAGAAGCAGGAAAAACCAAAAGCGCCCGTCGTTTCCATTCAAGAACGTATTCGTGAGCAGATCAGTGAATACATTGCTGAATTAGAAAACGAGATTGATATTTTTACTGAAAACAAATATAAATCTGAGTTTGATATGTATGCATGGCTACGTAGCAAAGAGGTTAAGTCGCAACAAGCGAATGCTATTGCTGATCACTATGAGTCTCTTTTGTCCGAACTGGAAGAGGTTAAGTCCAAATCTGACGAACAACTCACTGAAGGTTACTCTCATATGAAACCACGAGAGGTAACTCGGTTCATTGATTTTGTTCGCATGATTGTCGAAGATGCTCGTAAGCAATCACAGAATCAGAAAACTGTTCGTAAAACTCGTGCAAAGAAACCTGCATCTTTACAAAAACAGATTGCGAGAATACAATATCAAAAAGATGCTTCTGAGTTCAAGTTAGTCAGTATCAATCCTGCCGATATTATCGGAGCGAATCAGTTGTGGACTTTCAACACCAAGTACCGAGTACTCACTCGATACGATGCGCTGGGTCCTGCTGGGTTCTCTATCAAAGGAACTACACTACAAGGTTACGATGAAGAAAACTCGATTCGCAAGAAACTTCGTAAACCTGACCAAATTCTACCTCTTGTTCTTACTGGTGGTAAAAGAGTTTTGAACAAAGTCATGGATGAAATAAATACAAAAGAAGCATCTATGAACGGAAGGTTGAATAAGGAAACTATCCTGCTCAAAGTAATTAAATGACACAAGCAAACAATGTAATCAAATTCCCCTTGCTGTCTCCAAACCCAAAGTTTATGGATAAGGAGCAGCTTGGAGAATTTATGGATGAGAATAAGAAAGCATTCATTGATGAGATCGTAGATCACTATGCTACACAGTTGATCAATAAAATCGGTATACATGGATTTCCTATCTTTGAGGATAGTTTCATTGATCGTTATTCGTTTACGATTGAGTGTCTTCGTTCAACGGTTTATGGTACTTTAAATATGCCACATCCATTGCAAAGCCATATCGATAAAGTATATGAAGTGTTAACGAATGAAGAGATTGATAGAATGAATTTTGTTTCAGAAACAGACGAAGAAGATATTGACCTCTAAATCATAATAATATATAATAGTAGTATATTGAATTGAAACTGAGATAAAAAATGATACTCGTTGATTTAAATCAAGTTATGATTTCCAATCTTATGAAACAGATTGGAGGTAAAAATGTACCTATCGAACCTGACTTGGTTCGGCATATGGTACTCAACTCTCTTCGTCTATATCGTAATAAGTTTGTTGAGAAGTATGGCGAACTTGTTATCTGTTGCGATGATAAGAACTACTGGCGTAGAGATATTTTTCCATACTATAAACATCATCGTAAGAAGGATCGTGAAGAGTCAGGTCTTGACTGGCACATGATCTTTGAAGTGCTCAATGGTATTCGTGATGATATCAAAGAAGTTTTCCCTTACAAGGTAATACAGATTGATAGAGCAGAGGCTGATGATATCATTGCTACCATCTGTCATGAGTATGGGAATCTTGGTGTTACGAATGGATCATCTGAGTCGATTCTGATCCTTTCATCTGATAAAGACTTTGTTCAGTTACAGAAGTATGCTAACGTTGAACAGTACAGTCCAATGCAAAAGAAGTTTGTGACATGTAGCAACCCTGCTCGTTACATGCATGAGCATATTCTTCGTGGTGATAGAGGTGATGGTGTTCCTAACTTTTTATCAGATGACGATACGTTCGTTGTTGGTAAGAGACAGAAACCTTTGTCTGTTAAAAATATCAATAGTTGGAACGGTCATTCACCGGAAGACTTTTGTAATGAGAGAATGCTTCGTAACTATCGACGTAATGAGCAACTTGTAAATCTTGATTTTGTACCTCAAGAGATTCAAGATCAGGTACTTGAAAAATATGAAAATTATAAATGTAATAGTAGAGATAAATTATTTAACTATTTTGTTCAGAATAGATTGAAAAATTTAATGGATTGCATCGGCGATTTTTAATTTTGATTACTAAAAATGAATTAGATGAAATTATCCAGGAGTTATAAATGGCAATGAAAGAAAGTGTGGCTGAAATCTTAAAGAGGGTTTCAGAGATTAAGTCTCGAAAAGAACAAATTGAAACGTTAAGGAAGGATCATAATTCAACACTTGAAGCAGTGGTTGACATTTGTTTTAATCCAAAGCATCAGTTTGTTTTACCAGAAGGAGATCCACCATATAAAGCGCAACCAAAAGAATCGGATTTACAAACATCGTTGTACGCAAATGTACGTAAGTTTCGCATCTTTCTAAAAGATGGACCATATCAGGATATGAAATCTATCCAAAGAGAATCTCAGTTTGTTCAGTTTCTTGAATCGTTGGATCCTGATGATGCAAAACTAGTATTGTCAATCAAAGATAAAAAAATGCCATATAAAGGTATTACTCGCAAATTATTTGAAGAGGCTTGGCCAGCATTGGCATCAACTTGGAAACCAGAGGAGAAAAATGGGTAAGACGTTTCGACGTGAAAAGTCATGGGACAATGAATATTCTTTTGATAAGAAACCCACCAAACGCAAACAAATCGTGAAGAAGTATCGTAAACCAAAAGCGAAAAAATATGATGAAGCCTATGGAGAAGAGAGCATTTATAATCGGTAACGGATCATCAAGAAAAGATTTTGACTTGATGTATCTAAAAGACAAAGGTACAGTATTTGGTTGCAATGCTCTTTATCGAGAGTTCAGCCCAAATTATGATTTACCAGATTATCTTGTAGCGATTGATGATAAGATAATAATGGAGATCGAATCTTCTGATTTTCCATCAAAAAGATTTATTGTACCTCCAGAAGATGAACAGTATGAACCCTCCGAGATTCATTGGAAGAAAAATGGTAAACCTGGTTTAACTTCTCGTTCCAATGCTGGTGTCAATGCGATGATTGAGGCAATCAAGATGGGATACAAGCAATTGTTCATGTTGGGATTTGATTCAATGATTGTTGATAATAAATTGGCATTATCAAATTTATTTGATGGTACGAATGCGTATGAAGATAATACAAGAGCCTCGCTGATCGATACTCGTAATCGACTAGATTATATTGGATGGTTGATTGAAAAAAACGAAGATGTTGATTTCGTGTTTTTTTATCCAGAAAAAAATAAGTCATATCAACCATTGATTCGCAATTCATACAGAAGTAATTTAGAAGAGTTAAAAAAAATATTGGAAAATCATTGACGTTTTTTTGTTTTTAAAGTATAATGAATATATATTCTAAAGGAGAAAAAAAATGTATCATGATATTCTAATACTTGCAGGTCTAATATCTTTAGTTGGTCTTTCATTTTATCTTGGTCGTAGATCATATGACTTCGATCATATGATTGAAAGTGCGCTTTCGGTCCTTGCTAAGGATAATATTGTTGAATGTTATGAAAACGAAGATGATGATCTGGTAGTGTACGCTGGTACTAAGCGCCCTACAGAAGATGAGATGAAAAAGTTGTCTCCTTTTCGTTTTAATTATGATTCTAAGGATTGATTATGAATATCTTTGCAGTGAGTAATTGCCCCCAAGAGTCCGCTCGTGCTCTGTGTGACAAACACGTAGTGAAAATGGTTACCGAGTCAGCGCAGATGCTATCAACGGCGCATCGTATGCTAGATGGTGTTATGGAAATGCGACCATCTAAATCTGGTAAACGAATGATCAAATACTGGAAACTCGATGGGCCATTAGAAAACATTCTAATGAAAGCAGTGCATATGGGTCATCCCTGTACCGTATGGACCATGCAGTCAATAGAGAACTACAAATGGCATGTACAACATTATATGGCTCTTGCTGTAGAATACAATCGTCGGTATGGTAAAACACACGGTGCTTGGTCAAATAATGGTATCGGTGGTTATCTAATGGCACCTCCTCGTAATATCCCAGAAGGTCCACAAACTCCATTTGCGATTGCTATGAAAAACTTTCCAGAGTGTATCGTAGCAGATGATCCTATTCAATCGTATCGTAACTACTACAATGTAGCAAAAACATCGTTTGCCAAATGGACTAATCGTGAAGTTCCATACTGGTATTTGGGTAAAACAGCATAATAATAAATACAAATATAAGGAGGTGCAATGCCTACATATTTTTTTATTAATGAAAAAACTAAAGAAGAGTTTACTGAATTCATGTCTATGGCTGAACGTGAGGCATTCCTTTCTGACAATCCACACATCCGTCAACTCCCTTCAAAACAGATGAATATCGTTTCTGGCACATCAGTGAATAAAGCACTGCGTACTGATGATGGTTGGAGGGAACAACTTGCAAGAATTGCCGAGGCTAATCCAAATAGCAAACTCGGTGAGCAATATGGTGCAAAATCTGTTAAGGCTGTTAAGACCCGCGATGCAGTAGAGAAATGGAGAAAGAAAAGAGCCACAGATACTTTGTAATGATTACCAGGAGGTATCATGTACAATCACTCTAACTTAGCTTTTGTAGAAGATAACTATAAATTTTTTGAAGAAAAACTATCAAGAAAACAAAAACGTAAAGCAAAAAAGAAAGGAGTTAATATTGGATTGACCTTAAAAAATATCGAACCAAAAACAAAAAATCAATCAAGAATGTTCGAAGATTATAAACAAGGCAATCATCTTCTCTTACAAGGTCTCGCTGGAACAGGAAAAACATTTATATCTTTATATCTCGCTTTACAAGAAGCACTCTCCAATTTTTCTCATAAACAAAAAATAGTGATTGTACGATCAGTTGTCCCAACAAGGGATATGGGGTTTCT